TGCTTGAATAAATTATGTGTAAAACATATTTAGACGTGTGGGTGGCGACGGGCATGAAGCTACCCACACGATATATTTATCTTTACTTGAAGTAAACGTAACGCAGAGACTTTGCCCCGGCATTACCAATGATGGGTGTGGTTTTCTCGTAAACACGATCAACTAATTTTTGACGATACATGACGTTAAGCGTCCAAGCTATGTCTGATACGCCAATGCCACTGCTTAACGCTATCATAGTGGTTGTGTAGCGTTTGCTGCTCTTCATATGCTTTAGTATAGCGTCGTACTTCTTTTGAGGTATGGGCTTAATCTTTCTCAGATCATTGTCACTCACAAAGTTCTTATGTGATGCTTTATTAACTGTGATCTGTCGTGGCCTCTCGAAAGTCTTATTAATTTTATTTCTCAAGCCACGCCTGATTTGCTCTTTCTCAAACGTGTAAAGTAAATGAGCGTACATTATTTCGTCTCGCACGCTCTTTGTTTGGCCTTTCATGGCTTCTCTGGTTTTTTCGAACGTCGCATAAGGGTAAGGCGCTGCTCGAGATTGTCCAATATCGCACCTTGTTCCTCCATGAACCACCGGTAATAACCACGATTGCGTGTGGGGTCTGGCGTCTCCATGTCTTTGATTATTTCCCGGTTCATCTTTTGCAGGCGTCTCACTGACTTGTGAACTTCCTTCGCTGATAGTGCCATTCATATTCTCCTCAATCATTTTGTTCCTCATTATATATAAATTTACCATTATTATCGAGACGTGGTATTACTGTGCGCTTTGGCTTTTGTATTGATTTAACATGCCTAGCGAAAACATCGTCCATGATGGATTCCAATTTTTCTTTAGTTAATGCTTTCATAACGATAATCCTTTTGGTCTAAGCACTGGCTTAGTTGTGATTTTTGCAGAGCTGACATAGTTTGTCTCGATGCACTGCGCCATGCTATCTAAATGCGCGTATGGCTCATACGCTGCCGGCAATGCATTACCGCACTCCATTGCGCTGCGATACATTGTGTCATTGCTTAACTCTACGCCGCCAATGACGTAGGTTAGAATGAGTGTTGTGTAAAATGTCATTACGATTGCTCCTTGGTCAATGGTTTTGGTTTTGCAAAAAAGGGTGTTTCTGTTGGAGCAATTGTTTCCATAACTTGATCTAGTGCTTCTCTAGTTTTTCTGTTTTTTTCTTGTTCTTTAAGTTCATCCAAGTAAGCATTAAATGCATCTACAGCAAGCGCGCGTGAAAATTCAGCTTGTTCTCTGAGCCTCTCGTTGTCTTTTGATTCAGCATTACAAGCAACACTAGCATAAGCGCCGCTCCAAAACTCATAATCTTTTTTTAATTTTTTTAGTGTAGCCATTATAATTTCTCCTCTTCTACCATTTTAATTCGCTCACCAATCCATTTCATCACTGGTACAGCCATTGAGTTGCCCATAGCTTTATATCGATGTCCGTTAGGGCAATCTTCTGGTTCTTTGCCACGCCAAGATATTTGCGTATAATCGTCATTAAAACCCTGCAAACGCTCACATTCTCTTGGGGTTAAACGCCTAACTGCGCTAGTACATATCATTGGCTTTGTGGCTAAATCTGCCCCACCTGCACCGTAAGACGCAGTAAGAGACATAGTAACATCAGATAAAGTTGTTTCACCTGTTGCTTTAATTGGCAGAAGTGTTTCATCTGTTGGATTATAGGCACTTCCTGTCCTAGTCGTCAGGCATTTAGCAACTAAACCTGCGCCCCTACCGCCAAACACCTCTTGATTGCTTGCGCCTATGCCGCCAGAACTTTTTGCTGACTGCGTTAGTGTTGGGTGTGGGAAATCACCATCCCAATGAGAACCAGACTTAGGTGTCACAGCTAAAGTTTCACTGCCGCCACCTAAGTCTCCGCCTGACGCTCGAACTGTGCCAACGCCTTCATGGTATCCGCCAAAGCTACTAGAGGTATAGCTAACCGCATGAACATCTGTGGCTGTTTGGCATGGCGATAGTTCTACAAAGGGTTCTACCTGATTGCCGCCGTTCTCTGGTTTTCTGCCAATCCAATTTCCGGGAAGTGCATATGTGACTGCTTGTGGCTCTTTATAATCACTCGCCATAAGTGTGAGTGCAACTTCATCAGAGGTATTCATTGATACCTGCTTTGAAGCAAAGGCGGTTGTAATTAAGGCATCTGCCTCTACTCTGGAGTTTCCTGTGCGACTGAAAGGAGGGCCTGTGCTAACTGTTGGGGCAACTCTTTGCCTCGCTTCTCGGCTCGGCGCAGGATTCCCTGACAAGCTTTCTGGCTCAAATAAAACACTTGCGGCACGTCTCCAATCTCCAAGATATCCGATAACGAACACACGTCTGCGTCTTTGTGGAACTCCGAAGTATTGAGCGTCCAACACTCTGTATGCGAACCCATACCCGATTTTCCCCATCGCTGTGAGGAAGGTTGCAAAATCTCGTCCTCCGTTAGATGACAGGACACCGGGGACATTTTCCCAGACAAGCCATCTGGGTTTAAGTTGTTCAGCCATTGCAAGATAGGTGAGCATGAGGTTGCCCCTTGGGTCTGATAATCCTTTTCTAAGGCCGGCGACGCTGAAAGATTGGCATGGTGTTCCACCAACGAGAAGGTCAATTGTTTTGTCATTATTCCATTCCTTAAATTTTGTCATGTCTCCATGATTTGGTACATTTGGGTAGTGATGCTGTAATACAGCGCTTGGAAACGCATCGACTTCACTAAACCATTGAGGCTCAAAGCCTAAGTCATGCCAAGCTACTGTGGCAGCCTCTACGCCAGAGCATACTGAGCCATATTTTAAATTAGCCATTATGGATACCTCACATCATTTTTTGTGGTTTCAGACTCAATTTCTTCATCAAGTCGGTTCATAATTATTCTCATTGCAGTTGTTAGCTCTGATAGTGGAGCTTCCTCTGCTACACGATTAATATTATGCCAAGCACTTTCCCTATGAGTGATAACAGTTTTTACTTCTGGTTGTGGTTTTTCATCATCAAATGCATAGATTAATGTGCTAACATTTTGAGTAGCAAAATCATTATGAGAAGAATTTACCTTTACCCTGTAGTTATTTAAAAAAAACAACAATTCACGTTTACTAGTAGGCACTTCATACTGAATGTATGTACCTAGTTTTTTAGCTTCAGCTCTTGTGCCTGCCCATTGACCTTTTGGTGTTGTATATAATCGCATTATCTTCCCCAAACATTAATATATTGATCCAGAAAAACTATAATCTCTGGCAGATGTACGGCGGCTACAGCAAATAACGCTATAGCCAATCCGTCAATTATCATTGTAGTGTTCATTATACTTCCTCCAACGTATGACTGTCGTTATAACGCTTTAAAGCAATCTTCCTTAATTCGCTTTTAGTAATGTCTTCGAAAAAGTAACACTCACCACTTTTATATCTAACCATATCAAGAAAACCATTGCTGATCGGTGCAATCCAACCACTTGCAATTTTATTACAAACTTCATAACGCCCAACAGGTATCCAGCTTTTCTGTCCAGCTATGACAATTACACCATCTTTTGTTAGTGTGGTTCTTTTTACATTGTTATACATTTTATATTTCCTCATATTTTGCATTTATACAGCCATTATAAGCATTTTTGCGTAGCGGTCAAACACTTTATATATCATTTATATATCACAATGTACTTGTGCATCTGTTTGTATTGCTCTATTGCTAGATTTATCAGACCCAAGGAGACTTAAAATGGTTGATAAGAGAGTATTAATAAATTTTAGTGAACAGCAGTATGATGCTGTAGCAGAGGCAGCACATAAATCAGCGCTGCCATTCAGTTCTTTTGTTCGTAGGGCTTCATATATGGAAGCAACAAAGCTAGGCGTGGAAGTTGCAAAGCCAGATGCGGAAATTGAAGCTGAATTAATTGCAATGGATAGCGACGAATGATTATCGTTGGTGTTGACCCCGGTTTTTCAGGTGCAATTGCACATTACTGCACGCGCACTAAAGATTTAGATGTGGTGGACATGCCTACCATATTAAACAATCGTGGAAAAATTGAGATTGA